TGGGCGAAAGTGTAGTAGTTGAAGTGGTGCAAGCATAATGAGTCAGTCAACCACACTCATTCTGTTACCACAGACTACCTACAATAATCCAGGTAACGGAGCACCCTACACAGTTGTGGGTAATGCTCAACCAGCCGCAGCGTATTATTTAGGTAACAAAGACTTACAAACAGTTAACTTTAATGTATCAAACATTATTGGTAATATTGTCATCCAAGCTACATTAGCAAACCCAGCGACTGTAGACAATCAATGGTTTGATGTATATGAGTATAATGGAAGTGACAATCCAAACGCTAATGTATATACAAACGTCACTGGTAACTTTGTTTATATGAGAGCAAAAGTTGTTGACTTCCAACAAGGCATTGTTGGTTATGTAAAATTAAGTTATTAAGGATAGTGTTATGAAATTATTTGAAGGTGGAAACATTTGGGATGACGTTGAGACTAACTTTGATCCGTCACGAGTGGGTAAGCCATTAACTGCTGCTACACAGAAGTTTTTAGATCCATTAAAGACTAGACTAGAAGTAATTGGTTCATGCTGGAAGCCACGCTACGATAGTGAAGGAAATGTTGCACCATCTAATGACTTAGATTCAATGGTTGAAATGTCAGACTTAACTCATGTATTTGGCACAACAGATGGCAAGACTACACGCAAAGCACTAAATGACTATCTACAAAAGCAAGGATTACAAACTAAACAAACTGGCGTAACTGTTCACGCTAGAGTCCCAATGGGCGACAAGTTTTATCAAGTTGATATCAAAGTAGTACCTAACGCAGCTAAAGTAGCACAATATCATAGACATGATATCCCTAAGGGTAGCCCATACAAGGGCGTAAACAAGCAATTGGTTATGAATGCATTAGCTAGCAGTCAAGGCATGTTATGGAGTCCTGATGAAGGACTATACAAGCGTGACAATGCAGGTAAGAAAGCAGAACTATTAAGTGATGACTGGGATCAAATCGCAAAGTACCTATTGGGCCAAGGTGCAACGGGTCAAGACTTGGGTAGCGTAGAATCTATTATGAATAGAATTCCTGATCAAAAGCGCAAAGACGATATAATGAACATGGCACGTGCCGGTCATAGCTGGCAACAAGCCACACCTAACGTAACTGAATGGTTCCGTAGAGCATTGGATATATTAAAATGAAACCAAGTGAATTTCTAACTGAGGCTGCTGCCCCCAAAGTAGGTCGTAAATATCAACATATCGAAGACCTTGTGTTAAGCAACGGCAGTCACGGTGGACTACACGCGGTTGAACGATTAAAGCACATGGGTGAAGAAGGTGGAAGTATTGAATTGAAGTGGGACGGCATGCCAGTATTATATTGGGGTCGTGACGAAAACGGCAACTTCAGTATGATTCCAAAGAACGCCTGGCAATACTTAAAGAGTGGCAAGACACAAACAAGTAGTGGCGCCCCTACAGTAATGCGTAGCCCAGATGATATAAAGAAGTTTGTATTAGGTACAGGTGGCGGCGATACTAAAGCTAGACAACAATTTGCTAATCAGTTTGCTAACTTATGGCCTTACTTTGAAAAGATTAGTCCTAAGAAAGGTTTCTTAGAAGGTGGCATATTGTTCTACCCTGGCATTAAACCAGATGGTTCTAGTGCTATGCCTGTATTAAACAATGAAACAAACACATACGACTTCACTCCAAACATCACTACGTTTCATATCCCCGTTGATAGTGAACTAGGTAAGAAGATTGCTAAATCAAAAGTAATGGTAGCAGCAACTGGTTACTATCCTTCTATGGGCAGTGATGATGAGCAACGATTCCCTGATGCAGAGAAACTAAGTGTACCTGGCGTTATCGTGCAAGGTACTACATACGTACAAGAACCTGTACCATTAGACAGTAAAGGTCTTGATAGCATGGAAGCATTTATTAAAACAAATGCTAAACTAATTGATAACTATCTAGCACCTAAGCCAGGATTAAGTAATCCAGGTGCTGAACTATATACTTACTTGAACAAACACTTGCGTACTGAAGGACTACTTGCTGACTTCCCTGATTGGGCTAGCGCAAATCTAAGTCCCAAGAAAGCAGAAACACTATTAAGTGATCCTAAAGGATTGAAAGCAACATTGGGTGCAGTTGAAGGATTAGGCAAGCAAAAGAATGTACTGATTAATCAACTAAGTCAAGGTATGCACGGTGGTATCAAGCAAACTAAACCAGAAGGTTATGCACAAGCACACCCTGGCAAGCAATTCAATTATGATCTACCGGGACAGTTTATCAAAACAATTGACCAAACTAATTGGGCTCCAAAAGAATCAGTAGTTAACGAAGCGAAAAAAGGTAGTAGTGCTGTAGTAGGTTGGGGTCGTGGTATGGGACATACCGGACATGATGCATTAGTTAACGCAGTTATACATCAAGCAGAACGTACAGGTGCTACACCTTACTTTGTTGTATCACGTAGTTTTGGTAAAGATGATCCTATTCCACCTGAGACAAAAATAAAAATGTATCAGAAGAAGTTTCCAAAGTATGCTAAAATGTTTAGTTTACCTACAGCAGAAGCTCCTACACTAAATCACGTATTAACTGAACTAGCAGCTAAGGGAGTGACTGATGTTACACTAGTTGTTGGTGCTGATCAGAAAGACGCATTTGGATATCTAACACGCCCAGACAAATCAGGTGTTCCTCCATACAAGAGTTTTGGATTGAACAGTCTAAACGTAATAAGTAGACAAGATACTAAAGCGCCTGGTAGTGATGTATCTAGTCCTGATTACCACGAAGGTCCTCGTGCTACACCAATGCGTCAAGTATTACTCGATCCTAACAAGACAGAACAAGAACAATTTGCTGTGTGGCGTCAAGCTATGAGTCCTGCACTAGACGATAGTGAAGTGTTGGATATGATGAATACTGCTAAACAGAATCTGATTCAATTCCATACAAAAAAGCCTAGAAGAAAAGCAAGCGATATCAAAGAACACTTTGCTAAGATGCGCCCATTACTAAAAGAAGCAACAGTAGAACAAAAATACAAAATGCTTAAGTTAATGAAAGAGGCTTACAGAAACATGAACGAAGATAGTGAAGATGAGATACATGACTATGATAAGTTAGACAATATCTTGTTGAAATTATGCGAGTTAGTTGTTACTGGTCAAAAAACTGATCCAGGTAAGTATGGCATGGTAGCAGCTTGTGTGTTAGATAACAAAAATCGTATGGCAATGGGTGTTAACTTACCAGCAGAAGATGGTACTAGACGACACGCAGAACGTGTAGCGATTGACAAGTATCAAGATAAGTATGGTGAGATACCAGAAGGTAGTATTATCATCACTACATGCAGTCCTTGCAGTGAACACATGAGTGAACGTCACGGCGAAGATTGTACTCAATTGATTAATGATTCTGGTATCAAGAAAGTTTATGTTGGCTATAATGATCCTACTCAACCTGAAGATGAACGCACTTTCAATTGCATGGAAACTAGTAACGGCAAGATAAGACAGTTATGCAAACAATTTGCTGAACAGTTCATGGATATGGAAAAAGAAGAACAACAGCATATATCAGAAAAAATGAGAATGGGTGCTACGATTGAACCTATCGAAGAATATAGCGTAAGAAACACTAAAAAGTTTATTCAACGAGCGCATGATATTGAACAGGGTCAATCATACGGTTCACAACCTTACTCATCTCATCCTAAAGCAGTTGCTAATATTGGTAAGAAGTTTTTTGGTACTCAATTTACCCCTGAAGCAGTTAAAGTAGCATTGTTACATGATGTGTTAGAAGATACACCTTATACTCCTCAGCAACTTGCACAAAAGGGATTTAGTAAAGAAGTAATTAAAGCTGTTCAATTATTAACTAAGGACAAGAATCTAAGTTATGCTGACAATATTAAGAATATTATCAATAGCGGAAATAAACTAGCAATGATGGTAAAGTACAGTGATAACTACATGAACTATACCGGTGATAAATCTCACTGGGAAAGTGAAAGAGCTAAACATTCAAACAAGAAATATCTAGCAAGTCTAAATATGCTAGGTGATGTGCTTGGAATCAAAAAACATTTAGGTGATGAAGAAAGTGTAGTGAAAGATACTAATATCGAAGAATCTGATATCACCGAAAGCATGGATTATTTAGAAGAAAAATAATTCATACCCCTCTTCCTGATGTAAATAATTATATCATTTAAGAGGACCTTATGGCAACAAAGAAAACTAAAGCATCAGCAGAAAAAACAGTACCCGTAGAAAAGGTACAAGAAATTGCTGCTCAAGCCGCAGCCGAACAAGCTGAGAAAAATGACCAAGCAGCACAAGCTGGTCAAGTACAAGTAAATGTAGACTTTCTACGTACAACCAAAGTGCATATCGCTATGCCCTGCTATGGTGGTATGTTGACTGAATCAACATTTATGAGTTTCATTAAGTGGGCTAACACAGCCCGTCAATTGAACATTGACTGGACATTGGAAACAATGGTCAATGAAAGTCTTATCAGTCGTGCCCGTAATACACTAACTGCTAAGTTCTTGGACATGCCAGACGCAACACACTTGTTCTTTGTTGACGCTGACATTGGTTGGGAGCCATGGCACTTGTTGGTACTATTGAACCGTGACGTTGATGTTATCGGTGGATTGTACCCAATGAAGACTATGCCTATCAAGTGGGTAGTTAATGGATTCGAAGGTGCAGAAGAAGGTCCTGATGGATTGCAAGAAGTATCTAAAGCAGGTACTGGT